GCGCGAATGACCCGCATCTTGTGAAGGTGTGGAAGTACCTTTGACGGGGGGCATGGCTGTCATCGTGCGGTGGCCAGCGCATCGCGCAGGGCTCGGTCGAACTGCGCATTGAACTCACGCGCCACGATGGGCGCGGCGAACCGCTCCAGGTCGAGGCGCTTCTTGTATCGGGCTGGCGTGTCTTCAAACACGATCACAGGGATCAGCTTGCCCGGCTTGCCTGGCACGCGCCGATAGATGCCCACGGGCGCCTTGTCCCAACGCGACCCGGCCGGCTTGCCGTAGAAGAGTTGAATGGGCGCTGCGCCCTTGCGGCGATCCTTGGCTGCCACGCCCAGCCGGCGCATCACCGCGCTGCCCAGCGTGCCATCCTTGGCCGCTGCTTTCAGCTTGTCGGTCAGTCCTCGCGGGATGTTTCCGAAAGCGTTCAGCTCGATGTTGCCCGGCAGACGGATGCCGCGTGCCGTGGGCTGGCGCGTTCCGCCTTCGGTCTGGATCCGCAGATAGCTGGCCTGGCGCGTCATGAATCCCACCTCAGCCGTCAGCGTGTCGCGCCGCGCAGCCTTCAGGTAGATGCCGCGCTTGGTGAATGGCGTGGGCCTGTCAAACACACGCTCCAGTTCGGCTGGCAGCGCATCCTTGATAGCCGCCACCGTGCGCGTCAGGGCCACCGCCGTGGCGTAGGCCACCTGGCGCTGCTGCCCGGTGAGGTTGGCGATCACCGAGTCGATGTTGTGCTGCACCACGATCCTCATGCCGCGCTTCCCTGATCCATTGCCCTGATCTGCGCAATCACTGCCGCCTTTGACGGCCTGCCAGGCTGGCGCTCGATCACGGCAAACATGGCTTCTTGCGCGGCCTTCCAAGGCCTGCACGACCGCACCAGACGGGCACAGCACCCCACGCAGCTCAGGTGATAGCGCCCGCAGCGCCCCACGGCGCGGAAGCGGTCGCACCATGGGCACGTCGCGCTCACAGGTCACGCCCCTTGCTGGTGAACGATGTGGCGCGTGTGGGCGCCTCGCCGGCCCAACTGGTGAACAGGGTCTGATCACCCTGGTAGTGCAGATTCAGCACCCCGCAGCGCCCGTTGCGGTTCTTCTGCACGCTGGCCTTGGCGTAGTGCGTCCACTCCATGCCCATCTCGGGCCGGCTCTGAATCGGGCGATGCACGAAGATCACCACATCCGCATCCTGCTCGATGGCCCCACTGTCGCGCAGGTCTGACAGATTCGGCGTGTGATCCACCCGCTCCTCCACCTTGCGGTTCACCTGCGCCAGGCACACGATGCCGATGCCCAGCTCTTTGGCCAGCGTCTTCAGGCCGCGGCTGATTTCCTCCAGCTGATAGGCGCGCGGCTGCTTGCCGTCCAGCCCATTCATCAGCCCGATGTAGTCCACCAGCAGCACATTCAGGCCGTGCAGTCGCTTGATGTTGCGGGCCTTGCCGCGCACCTGGTTGATGTTCAGGCCGCCCTGATCGCTGACGTAAAAATTCAGATCCTTGGCGCGGTCAATGCCATCCATCACGCGGCTCCAATCCAGCCCGTGGCCCCGGTTCGGGCGCTTGACCGCGCTCAGGCTCACGCGCCCCAGCATGGCCGTCAGGCGGTCGCGCACTTCGTTGTGCGGCATCTCCATCGACAGCATGGCCACGCTGTACTGCTGCGCCATGTTCACGCCGATGCTCATGGCCAGCGCCGTTTTGCCCATGCTGGGCCGTGCGCCCACAATCACCAGCTCACCCGGGCGGATTCCGCCCTCCAGATACTCATCCAGATCCACCAGCCCGGTGGGCATCGCCGTCGTGTGGCCGGCGGCGCGCTGCTCCAGCACCTCAGTGTGCAAAGCCATGCCCTCATGGGCGCTGATCCACTCGTCGCGCGGCGCATCGTCCAGCAGCTTCGCCAGCTGCGCCTGCGACTCCTCCACGCGGTCCTCAATGCTGCGCCCGTGGTCGGTGGCGATGTCCTGAATCTCGGAGGCCACCGCCAGCAGCTGCCGGCTCTTGCTGCGCTCGATGATCGCATCAGCATAGCGTCGGATGTTGGCCGCGCTGGGCACCATTTGCGCGTAGCGGTTCAGGTCCATCAGGCTGATGTCGCTGCCGCTCAGGCCCTGCGCCACCGTCACCACATCGAACCCATGCCCAGCCATCGCCTGGCGGCTGATTTCGGCGTAAATCGTGGCGTTGGTCTCGCTGGAAAAATGCCGGTGCGTCAGGCGGTCGCTGATGCGGTCAAAGGCTGAATTGTCCAGCAGCAGCCCGCCGATCAGGCCGTGTTCGGATTCGATGCTGGCCAGCGCGTCGAGGTCAAATGGTTCGCGGATCATGCCTGCGCCTTGTCGTCGTAGTTGCCGCTGAGAACCTTGGTGAAGTTGTCCAGCTTCATCAGCCACGCCAGATTGCAGTGCCAGGTCCGATCACGGCCCATAAGCCACGCCGACCGCGAAACGTACAGAAAAAATCGGTCGAACCAGTCCAGCGCCTCGGCTTCGGTTTCAGCCATCCGCTGCCCTGCCCGCTCTCCGGATTCGTAGCAGGCCGTCAGCACCCATCGCCAACGGGCCTTCATGGCCTTTCCATCGGCCCCTGCGATCCAAAGGCTTCTGCGTGGCTGAGGGAGTTCTGGCAACCGCTTGGCGTACAGCTTCAGCAATTCAGCATACGGACACGGCGGCAACGCAGTTGCTGACGAAAGAGAGTTATCTATATCTGTTCTGTTCTGTTCTAGGCCGTTACACTCTTTCGGTTGTAACGTTACATCGCCGTTACGTGCCTCATTTTGCTTTTCTTTTTGTAGCGCCCGATGCTTTGCCACTCTATCGCGGCTGCTGTCTGAGCTGGGTTGGCGCTTTTCCCAATTCAGCAGGTTCCAATCCGAATCAATGAACCCTTTTGCCTCAAAAACCTTTTTCGTGTCGGCCAAATCTCCGGCGGAAATTCTGAGGTGAAACGCGATCTCTGTTTCATGTAACGTTACAAGGGCGTTACTGCAACGCAGACACAAAAGCATGATGTATCGGCGCTGCATCGCCTCCGACATCATCTGCACCTTCGGGTCGTGCGAGAACTCGGAATACAACCGAAACCACGGATTCGACATCAGATCGTCACCCCATAATCGCCGTCCTGCAGCTTGTTTTTGAATTCCTCGAACTCCACGGCAAGCTGGTATTCGGCCTCGATAGCCTTCTGCAACGCCAGCATCAGCAGCGCCGCCTGGATGGGCGAAATCACGATATCGCGGACCTCATCCATGGCCAGAAAATTCGTGCGCCCCAGCGAGATCTGGCCCGGGTCCACGCGGATCGACACGCCATCTTTCTCGCAAGCCGGATCAAAAATGTGTTCAAGCATGGCCGCCACCCTTCTGGATATCAGGCGACTTCTGCACGCCGCCATTGCGCACGGCGATCAAGTCGTACATGCACCGCATCCACACTACCGCCAGATCGCGCTGGCCGGCCGCCATGGCCTGCTCCATCATTCGTCCTGCGCGGCAAATTTCATGCGCCAACGGAAATCCAGCAGTTTGGATATCAACGGGCTTTGCGCCCACCAAATGCAGGTGCGTCATCAGTAAAACTCCACCTGCTTCACCGGCACCGTCAGCCGGGCCGAAGGCACATTGCTGGCCCCAGGGCCGCGGCTGAGGCGGCGATTGTTCTTGTCCTGAATCACGCGGCCGGCAGCCTTGAGCTGCGCCACCACGCGCGACACCGTGCCCGGCCACATACTCACGCCGTAGACGCGCTGCACCGCCTGCATGGCCTCAAAAGCGGTCATGTCCTGGGCGCCGTCGCGCATCGCCTGCGCGATCACGCTCTCCACCATGTCCATCTCGGACTTCTGCTCGCTCAGGCGCACCACCGGGGCGGCCAGCATCGACGGCACGGCGCTCATTTCGCACGCTCCTGGTAGGGCCTGTGCAGCTCGTCCAGCGCCACCATATCCGCCTTCAGGCCGGCAAAGGGCCGCACGTTGGGCCCCGATTCGGCGGCTGATTTCGCTTGCGTTTCGCGGGCTTCACGCCGATGTTGCAGGAGCAAATCCAGATAAGGGGCGCCATGCACAAACTCGCACACCAGATCGCGCAGCAGCTCGGACGGGTTCATGCCCGCCTCGCTGGCCTTGCGCTTGAAGACCAGATCGGTCACATCGGGCAGGTGCGTCTTCACCTCGTTGACCAGCTTGCCCGGCTCAAAATCAATGTGCATGGTGCAAAACCCCCGAAGTGTGGGTCAGTGGAAAGAAACGACACCCGCCGCCGGCACGCGCTCAAACCCAGCCCGCTGGCAGGAGTGACCTGCGGGCTGTGCCGTCGTGAATCGGCAGACAAACGCGGCCCTGTCGCGGCGGCGGGTGGAATGGGTGGCGGGCATGGGTCAGGCGGCCGGCGTTGCTGCATT